ATGGCGAGGGTTGCAAATAAACTAACCGCACGCAGAGTTGAGACCATCAAGGAAATCGGAAAACATTCGGACGGGGGCGGGCTTTACCTGAAGGTCGCGCCGGATGGAAAGCGTTGGGTCTTTATGGGGACCCTCAACAGCAAGCGCATTGAACTCGGCCTGGGCAGCGCCTTGAGTGTTTCGCTTGCGGGCGCCAGAGAGAAGGCTGCGGAATATCGTGCGATCTTCGCTAGTGGCAAGGATCCTCGGAAGGTGCGAGAGGAGCAGGAGGCTGCCGCCGCGGCTGACGCTGCCGCACAAGCCGCCCGCCCCACCTTCGGCGCGTTCGCATTCGACTATATCGAGGCCAAGAAAGCGGGCTGGAAAAACGACAAGCACCTGTCGCAATGGTATTACACGTTAAGCGTCCGGAAGGACGACAAGGGTGCCTTTATCAACGACGGCTATTGCATCCACCTTCGCGACCTATTCATCGACGAGATCACGACAGAGGACGTCCTGGCCGTCCTCAAGCCCATCTGGACGAAGCTGCCCGAAACGGCGGCGCGGCTTCGAGGCAGGATAGAGGCGGTGCTCGATTCCGCGAAGGCGCTCAAGAAGCGGAGCGGTGAGAATCCGGCGGTTTGGAAAAACCACCTGCAGCAAATCTTGCCGAAGAGATCGAAGCTGTCGCGCGGCCACCATGCCGCGATGGCCTACGGCGACGTGCCCGCTTACATGAAGGTTCTCACGGCCAATCCGACGGTAAGCAATCTTGCGCTCAAGTTCGTCATCCTCACCGCCGGCCGATCCGGCGAGATCATCGGCGCGAAGTGGAGCGAGGTTGACGAAGACGCTCGAGTCTGGACCGTTCCGAAAGAGCGTATGAAAAACGGCAAGGAGCATGTGGTGCCATTGAGTGACGGCGCCATGGAAGTCCTGACGGAAGTCAAGAAGGTGCGGCGAAACTCCGACTTCGTTTTCCCAGGACCGCGAACTATGCTTTCGGTTATGGCGATGACGATGGCTATGCGCCGGACCGGGGCAGGGCAGTACACGCCGCATGGGTTCCGCTCGGCATTCCGCGACTGGGCAGGGGACACCACCAGCTTCATGCGCGACGATATCGAGCTCTGCCTTGCCCATACCATCAAAGACGAGACTGAGCGCGCTTATCGTCGCGGCAATGCTGTAGAGAAGCGCCGGAAAATCATGGATGCTTGGTGGAAATTCACCTCTGAGAAAAGCGACACGGTCATCCAGCTAGCAGATCGTCTTTTTGTTTAGCCTGCCAAAGCGCCGTAAAAATCGGAACAGAATCGCACTCATTGCCATTCTGCCCTGAGCGATTCACAATAAATGCGGAAAAGGCGAGCTTTAAACCATAGCCAGATTTCGAATCGATGAAATTCCCGTTATGGTAGAGGACATGGACTTGCAAATGGACAAACCGGTAAAGACACCGAAACGGAGGAACGGCTATGTCGGTCCCTCGCGGTCTTTCACTGACACATTGCAAAATCTTCTTCAAAAATACGGCCGTTCAGGCGGTGGCGATGGTCAGTTCGATTTACTTCGCTCATACGGAGCGAAGGACGTGTTCGTCTATTGCGCTGGCGACATTCGGTTTCTAGCATCTAAAGTTGTCTCGATTGTCGGCACGCGTGAAATTTCTGAAGCAGGCATCAAACGCGCTAACCGCTTGTCTCGTGAACTGGCTGAGATGGGTGTCGTTGTCATGAGTGGGCTTGCAAAAGGTGTGGACTCTGTCGCGCACCTTGGGGCCATTAACGCAGGCGGAAAGACTGCGGCTGTAATTGGCACGCCGTTGGATCGGGCGTATCCCGCGGAAAATGCCCAGCTTCAAATGGACATTTACAATCATCACCTCCTCATATCCCCGTTTGGGGTTGGCGAGGAAGTGTACCGTTCCAATTTTCCAACGCGGAATCGGGTCATGGCGTTGCTCAGTGACGCCACCGTTATTGTCGAGGCTTCCGACACTTCCGGCACTCTCCACCAAGCTGTCGAATGTCAAAAGAACGGTCGTTGGCTATTCATCATGAAATCAGTTGCGGAAGATCCTAAGTTGTCCTGGCCTGCCAAGTTCCTCAATCATCCTCGCACCCAGGTACTAGAATCGACGTTGGATATTATCGAGGCGCTTCGGTAATGCCGACCATCGAGGTTCACTGCCTATTGCGTTATTGCACAGATGTTAACATTCGTCGCGAGGCCAGGGAGTGGCAGGCACACCATGGCGTAAGAATCGTCAAAGGAAATACGCTCAACGGCACCTTTAATTTTTGGATCACGGGCCGTGGTGGAATATCGATTAATGCGCGCAACTCGGATCTCTTCCTAGAAGAGGTTTGTTACAGGAGCGCTCTTCGAATTCGCGAACAATTCGGTAAAGACGTCTGTATTGTGCCCATTCCCAATAGCGGCGCATTAGCCTCGTCCAGGAACACGTTTCAGACGTATATTCTCGCCAAAAAGATCGCAGCGATATTGGGACATCCTTGCACGAGCTCCGATTTACTGAGATGGCAAACTGTCGTCGGAATGGCCCACAAAAATGAGCGATCTCGCTCCGCCGCCGCCCACAAGGCCGCGCTTAGGGTAATGCGGACAACCGACCAACCAATTGTCCTTTTCGATGATGTCGTGACATCTGGGTCGCAGATGCTGGGATCAAAGCTTGCTCTCGAGGAAGCGGGGATGAAAGTCGCCGGCATGATCTCAATATTTGAGGTCGTAAATCAGGGAATACGAAGTGATGATCCAGGTTGGCGGGTGACAACTCGAAGACCGTGGTTGGACGGGGACCAATTTGATTTTAGCGACGCTGTGTAGCGTTGGGGAGAATGACAATGGACGGTGAGCGCGCGAAAGCTTTAGTCGACCACTACCTTGAATTGGGAGGACTTCGCGAAGCCGACGGAAACGATGGCGGGGGCACAGTTCGGGCCTGGAGTCCTGAACCGCCGGAAGCAGCTGCTTTTTGGGGAGAGCATATAGCTACGCTGACGTTGATTGACCAATTTGAGGTCTTTAAGTTTCTGCCTCGGAAACCAAAGAAACAATGAATCTTGGAGGCGACTTAGGCAAACAAGGGGAGGTTATATAGTGGGCATTTACTCGGATGAATTCAATGCAGAGTCAGCGAGACAGAAGCAGAAAAAGGCGGATGACGCTGCCGCAATGGAAAGAATAAATCAACGCACCGAAGAAAGCCTGAAAGTCGGCGAAAAGCATTTGAACGAAACTGTTCTGGAAGAACTGAGCCTAGCTAAGAAGGATTTGAAAGGGTCGGTCGATGTGAACATCTCGCCGATTTCGATTGCAGACGAAGGCCCCTGGAAAGCCCGCTCGGTTTCGGCAGTATTTTCTAGTTTGAAGAAGACGATCACCATGTATCTCCAAGTAGTCGTCGACGAGAAGGGAAATTGGGAGACAAAAGTTAGCGGTGATCTTGTATCGCCCGGCGGTGCGAAATCATCATCATTCAATCCGGAAGAGCTTCGCGGATTGATCAAGGACATCGTGCGGGAAATAGCCAGGCTCGAGGGCTAATGCTTCACGCTGCGATCACGAACTCTTGGTCAAACTCCGCCGGCGAGATCGTAGGGAATGGCAAGATGACGGCCGCCGCCCTCCTGCGGTAATAGTGGACCTTCGAAATACACGTCTTGCTGCAATATTTCGCGGTCGAAACGTTGGTCACGAACGACGTCCCACAGCATTCGCATTGCCGGAGGTGGCGCTCCGCTTTCCGGGCTGCGTAATAGCAAGGCCGGCTGCAATACCGGTTTACCTTCGCAATAGACGGAAGAAAGGAAGTGCCGCAGTGCTCGCATCGCCGCTCGCACCTCGTCTTCAACGATGCGTTTCGGCATGGCTTTGAGCAGAACCGGTCGGGAGCAGATTTGCTGTGGACATGGAATTCCGTGCCGCAGTGCTCGCATTGCCGTGGGTGTATTTTATTCGCTTTGCGGACCATCTCATAGGCTCTTCGCGCCGCCCCGGAGGTTTTCCAACCCGTCTGCTCGATTTGCGTTTTCGCGCAAGCCATTGAGCAGAACCGCGCGCGCAACTTCTGCTGAGCCTCGCTGAGAGCGGCGAAGCAGATCCGGCAGAAAGCCTCACACTCTGTATAGTCTGGCTGCCCTGCGCCCCAGCTCGGCCTCACCGCACCGTTCTGCTTTAGGCCAACATCGATAAGTGCAGATGCCTCCGTGTCAGCTGCCGGCCAGCCATGGCCCTCCAGGCAGAGTGCAGCGCGGAGTATATATCGACAATCGCTCTCATGCTCGAAGGGCGATAGGCGCCAGTCATCCAGCGCGTCGATGATCTGGCCCAAGATAGCATCGCGTTCCTTGCCCTTGAAAATCGGCCTATGCTTGAATTTCCGACTGTACTGGTCGAGGTAGGGCATGGGTCATCCTCACGCGAAAAGAGCGTCGAGCAGATCGGGGGTTATGGCTTGGCCGGTGTGTCTTTGCTGCGGTTTCCCGCCGGCTTGCACGCGGGCGTGGGCCTGCCTGAAATGCTCGAGGTAGGCTTCGTCCATGGCCGTCAGGACCTCGATATGACGCTGCTCGAGCGGCCAGCGCCGGACACGGCAATAGGCCTCGATTTCGCAATAGGAAATCGCGTTTGGACCGGCCGCGTGCCAGGTGCGGGTGCGATTGAGATCGATGAACCACTTCCAGCAGAGATCACCGCCGGCGGGCAGCCGCGGAACTCCGCCCGCTCGGAGATTGGCGCGTAGCGCTTCAACGAGATGCCGCTGAATCCGCATCTATCGCTTCCTCGGATTCTGGTTCACCTGCTTGATGCGGTCGGGGATGGTCTTGTTGTATTCCTTGATTCCGGATGTCGTTGCCGAGCGCGCCTCCTTCTGGGAAACGTCGGTGACGTAGGCGATCAGCGCGCCGTCATCGGCCACACTCACCTCCACCCCCACTTGGACGGACGTCGAGCCTTCGCTGCCGGCGCCGCGCAGGTCCACGGGGATCCGGCGGCCATCCGGCAACGGTACGGCCGCCTCGGGCCCAGCCTCGCCAAAAATCGCCGGCCTATCTGAAACGCCGCCACCGGCAAACGTCGACACGCCAACCGACCGCATGCCCGCCCATGGGTCGGAGGCGCGGCCACCGAAGAGACTGCCGAGACCGCCACCGAAAAGGCCTGCCAACGGACCTTCGCCCAGCAACAACGCCTGCGCGGCGGCCTCGGCAAGTTTGTTTATGAATGAGTCGAGCGCCGCGTTTCCGGTTTCGATCTGGGGAATCAACGATTTGAAGCTGTCGTAGGCGGCATCCTTGAAAAACTCCGACGCCTCGGTCGCCCGCTTCTGGGCTTCCTCCTCCTGGTGGAGCGCTTCGTTGAGGGCGATGATCTGCGCGCGCTGTTCTTCCGTAGCCGCGGCGCCTGCCTGGCGGCTGATAACCGCTGCCCGGCGCTGCTCTTCGGTCATGGACAGAAGCGACCGTTCGAATTCCAGATCGGCGATCAGTTCCTTGACGGCCTCAGCTTCTCTGATCGCTGCCTCGGCTTCCGAGTTGCGGGAGGCCTTGCCGCCGGTCGACGGGGATGGGCCGCTGTCATCATCGGTGGATGCCGGTCTGACCAGCGGCTCGCTCGGCTTGCGAGAGCCGAGAATGTCGAGAATCGACTTCTCTTGCTGGCCTAGCTCATCGATCTGCTGTTTTCGGGCGGCGATCTCCCCGTCGAGCGTCTTGTTCTCGAATCCACCAAAAAGGGCGCCCGCGTTTTCGCGCTGCTTGTCCTGAAGCTCGAGGATCTGGTTTTCCAGTTCCAGGCGCTGGCCACCGATGGTCGACAGTTGCGTGTTCAGGCCGGTGGTGCTCTGGTTTTCGAGATCGCGCATCCGGTCAACGATGCGGGATATGGCGGCGGCCACATCGCCAGCCAGGCGCGCTGCGTCGACCATGAGCGGTGCGAGATCGACGAGGGCCTTTGAAAACTCCGCGTTTATAACCTTCGTCGCCGTGTCCAGCTGGTCGCCGAGTTCTTCCGTGCGCGCGATCACGTCACGGTCGATGATAAGGCCAAGGTCGCGGGCGGATTTAGCCGTCGCGTCGATCGCTGCGGAGCCGCCGCTGAAGACCTCAACAAGCCGGGTGCCGGCGTCACCGAAGAGCGTTGCCGAAAGCGCAGCTTTCTCGCTCGCTGATCCGGCGGCGTCGATGGCGTCCGCAGCGAGGCGAACGCGCTCCTCCTGTGTCGTGGCGGCGAGGATGTTTTTCAGGAGCTCTGGATTCAGCGCCTGCAGCGCCTTCACCATTTTGCCTTTTCCTTCGGCAGCCAGACCAGCGTTTTTGCTGAAGGTCTCAAGCGCGCCGGAAAGCTGATCGACTGCTACACCCCCAAGCTCCGACTGGTGGGCGAGTACCTGGAAAAACTCGGCATCAAGACCGGTCGCTTTTGCGGAGTCGCTGATGGCCGAGAATTCGTCCATCGCACGTTTGGTTTTATCCAGAGCGGCCGCCACCGAGAGGATGGGAGCGATCACCGCAAACGCCGCGCCGCTCAGCGTGGCGAACGCACCGATGCCGAACGCCTTCCCAAAGGCACCGACCCTCGTGGAGACCGTTGCAAAGGCTTGGTTGATGCGCGTCGAAGATCGGATGGCATCCTGTTCCATCATCCGCGTTGCACGTGAGGAACCGGCCACAAGCTGTTGATACGTCCGCGTTCCTGTGCGCTCCGCCTTCTGGAAATTCTTCTCGAAATCCCGGATCCGGGCTTCGAGTGATACGACCAAGCGCTCTTCGTCCGTTGCCATGTTCAATCCTCTATGCCATCGCCCAATTTTCGAAATCGTCGCCAAGGGTGTCGTAGATCGATTGCCCGGTATCGCCCGCCGCCGCGCACTGCACGGCCATCGCACAGGCAACGGCGCCGTCGATGGAGAGCCAGCGTTTCGATTTGGTGAGACGGACAATGTGCCCGTGGCTGTTCGTCTGCGCCTCGGCGTTGGCGAAGGTCCACCGCAGGACAGGATGGCCGCCGTGGATGAACCTGCCGGCGATGACGGCCCGCTCCAGCTCGGCAAGCGCCGGCATCATGGTCAAGGCGCCCTGGCGCATCTCGATCGCAGGCAACCCCTCGTCGGCAAGGTTGCTCATGGTCGCGCGGGCAAGCGCGGGGTCGAAGGCAATTTGCTGGACGTTGAAGCGGGCACACAGTTCGCGAATGACGTTCTCGACTTCTCGGACATCGATCGTGTTGCCCTCGGTCGCGGTGACGAGCTCCTCTTCGACCCACCGCAGATAAGGCGCGCCGGAGATGTCCTGCCGTTCCAGAATGTTTGCCTTGGGAATGAAAAACCATGGCTGGACGAGAAAACCATCGTTGCCGTCCGGCCATGCCGCGACAATCACGGACAAGTCGATGCTGCTGGAAAGGTCGACGCCCAGCCAGCAAGGCGTCTGGTCCGCCTCCAGTTGATCGAGATCGACCGGGCCGGCGCCCTGGTCATAGGCATCCATCGACACGAAAGGATTTTCCGCACTATCCAGCCAAGTGTTCAAATTCAGCTGCCGAAATGCCTCTCGATCGTTGGGGCGCCGCTCTGCTTCCCGGGCAAGTTGGCGAAGGCCTTCGATGTCCGGATAAGCTGGAGTGCAGGACAGGCCTGGATTCGCCAGCCTCCAAACGCTCTCGTCCCGCCAATTGGCATCGGGCGACGTTTCGAACAGGATCGGCAGGAAGGTCTCGTCGACGATATCGCCACGCGCAACACGACGGGCATCGGCGATGATGTCGTGGGCGAGATTGTCTTGGCCACGCCCGGCGGTGGTGGCAACAACCAACAAGCTGCCGGGCACCTTGACGAGGCCAGACTTAACCACGTCCCAAAGGTCGCGTTTCTTCCATGCGTGCAGTTCGTCCGCCAAGGCAAAGCAAGGCGTGCGGCCGTGCTGCGTGCCGGCGTCGCAGGACATGGCCTCATAGAAGCTGCCGTATTTCGTCGAGACCAGCCGATTCTTATAGTCTTGAATCGAGGTGACGGCATTGATCTTCGGATGCGCCCGCACGAGTCCAACGGCCTCCGTGAAGCCAAGACGCGCCTGCTTGCGATCGGATGCTGCAGACAGCACCTCACCACCGGGAACACGTTCCGGGCCAACGGTATGAAGCAATGCCAGCGCCGCCGACAGTGCGGTCTTGCGGTTGCCGCGGGGCAGTAGCAGCACCACCGTCTTGACGATGCGGGTGCCGTCTGGATGACGCGGACCGTAGATGCGACGGATAATCCGCTCCTGCCAACGGTCCAGCTGGAACGGATTGCCCGGGGCGGGGTTCTTCGGATGCCGCAGCGCCCGGAGGAACTTCACGGCGCGTTCGCCGTATCCCATCGGGTCGGCAATCGGGGAGTCGTCATAGACCCAGGTCGGCAGCGTCGTCGTCATTGCTTCCTCCCTTGGGTGAGAAACCCTGTTTCGCCCGCGCGGCTGGCGTCAGGCCAAGTTCTGCGCCCAGGCGGGCAACGGCCTCGAAGGCTGACTTCAATGTCCCGCACGCTGGATTGGGTTTCGGCATTCCATGGGCTGTTTTCACGAGGAGACCAATCGCGGCGATTTCCTTCTGCGCCTCTCTCACCATCCACAAAGCGGAGACGTAGGTCTCGACGAGCCCAACCATCGATGCCGTCAGAATCCGGCGCTCCACCAACTCTGCGGCAATGACGTTCCACTCTGCGACCATGTCCGGCTTGAAGTGCGCCGGTGCCTTTGGCACACCGCTCAATCCTCCGTCGATCGCCTGCAGCGTGGCCTTCGCGCCGCGTGTGCCCTTGCTGCTCATTCGTTCACCGCCTTGACGCAGCGCAGGTCCATGCCCTTCCGGCGGCCGATCTCTTTCGTTTCCCGGATATTGAAATAACCACCGTCGTAGTGGATGCGACCAGCGTTGGTAACACCATCGATCCAGCGGGTGCGAAAGATGATCACCGTGTCATCCGTCGCGCCCTGTGCCTCCAAGAGCTCCTGAGTGGACGCCTGGATAATCTGTGCGCGTAGGGTCGCAAGCGGCGTGAAACCCGGCGTAGGTGTACCGAAATCATTCACCGCACCCGCGTCGAAGGTGTCGATGCGAATGGTCCTGTCCATCTTCCCGGCCCGCATTAGATTTCCTCCACAATTGCTTCGACCGTCACGACTGCATGGCTTGTTTCGCCATCGGGATCGCGCAGGAACCGGGTGTTGGCGATGCGGCAATCGGCAAAATGAAACCCGTCAACTCCAGCAAATCGGCCAATGCGGACGGCGTTGCGGATGGCTCCTGCGATGGATTTTGATCCCTCCGTCGACGGCTCTTTCACCCAGATATGGAGATCAGCGTAGACGCGGGTCAGGCTGCGGCCGATGCTGTCGCCTTCGTCAACACTCTGCCCCTCGCCAATGATGACCGACGGGCGCGGATTTGGGCGTTGGTTGCGGTCGAGGATCGAAGCAGCCGGCACCAGCGCAACGACTTCCTCGGTCAGTACGAGGCGGGTGCGGACCGCCTTCTGTAGGGCAATTTCCGGGCTCATTGTCCACCCTTGCTATTTCGGACTGCCTTGCTGATCGCTCGCTTGATCCGGTTGGTGATCCGTTTTTTCGTCAGACGGACAGCCGGCCAAAAGAAAGGCTGGGCGTGCGCATGGGCGGTCCCGTATTCCTGCAAGTGGGCGTATCGGACCTTAGAATTTCCAGCCGTGACGAGGACTTCGTTCTCTTGCGCAGTACGGCTGCCTCCCGGCTGACTATAGGCTGGCGTTCGCTGTCCCGGTGCCGTGACGGTGATACTGCCCTTGAGATCGCCCTGCGCTTCCGGTGCCAGTTGCTTCATGACCGCGGCGAGTTCATCGCCACTCTTAACCAGAGCGGGCTCTACGGCCTCCCTGACGGCTATCGGAATGGCACGCATCCGCTTCTGGAAACTGGATAGTCCGCCGTCGCTGCTCATCCGCATGTCCATTCACGGTAACCGCTTACGATATCCCAGACGCCGAGCGGCAATTCTTGGGCGCTTACTCCAACGAGCGTTCCTTCTCTATTCTCGTAAAGGTGCCCGGCCAGCAGGGCGACAGCCTCGATCAATGCCGGCGGCACCGGGTCTTGATCGACACCTCCGTAAGTGGCCTCAACCTTGTACCCGAGCATCCTCTCGAGGTGATCTTGCGCAACCGCAATCTTCCGCGTGAGCAAGGCGTCATCCGCGGTGCCGAAATCGTCGGTCAGGTTGAGCTGTGCTTTCAGTTCCTCGAGCGACAAAATCACGGCGATGCACCTTTTTGGTGTTTTAAAAATTTAGTTCCATTTGGGGTCCATCTTGCGCGACGGGACCCCGCCGGTCCTTTCCCATAGCCCCGCAAGTCGTTGACCACCCGGGGGGCCAAGATCAGGTTGCGGAGGCATTGGTACGGATGACGTTGGAGTTGATCGCCAACGATGCGTTGAGCTTCATCAGGTTATCGGCGCCATCCAACTGCTCGCTTGCGCTCATCACCAGCGCGACAAACATGCGGGTGGAGTTCTTTGGGCTCGCGCCGGTTGCCGGTTTATCGTTGAATTCAACCTTGAACGCGAATTCGTGAGGGCTCTTCTCGGCGGCGATCAGCGCCAACTGCCCAGCATCTGTGTATGAGAGGCCAGCAACCAGTTCCATGGTGCCGCCATCCCTTGCGCCCTTCATCCGAACGACACGCGCACGATCGATGAAAGTGCCATCGACGGAGTTCGACGTGTCACCCACGGCACCGATGGTTTCCAGGTTGCCGATCGACGTCCAAACGATATCATCGAAGTCATCCACTGTGAGTTCGCCGGTGCCGCTTTCGAGAGCGGTTCCGATGTAAACCTTGCTGCCTGCTGTTGCGAATACGGGCATCGTTACTTCCTTTCACTCCGCTCTGCTGCGGCATCTCTTGCGTTGCACCTCTGACAGCCTGGGCGCCAATTGGTGCGCACCATTCTCAGATCAGGGCGTGTTCGAATGCTCTGGATGTGCATGACGACAGACGCCTTGCGGCCGCAGTTGCACAATTCATTCTCTGGGCGGGCGAGGAAGGCCTTTGCCTCCCTCGACCATTCCGCGTCATAGCCACGCTGGCGCGCTGTCGGCCGAGTCTTGTCGAAATCAGCCTTCCTCGCTCGCGCCCTGACTGCCTCACAAGGGCATGTCACTCCAGATGGAATGACTTTTCCGCAGAAGCAGAGCCGGGGCGCGCGCGACGGCATCAGGCCACCGGTGCCAGGTGAGGCGTGCCCTTCACGAAGACAGCGCCAACGGCGATCGAGGTGCCGCCGGTTTTCGTGACGACGGCGCGCGTGTAGCGCCGCTTGCCGATGTAGGCTTGGCGATACACCGTACTGGCCTCGAGAGTGGCCGGCAGCGTGCCGATGCGATCGGTGGCAGGGACGTCGACAAAATCACCGTCGGTGGTGGTGTCGGAGTGCTGCATGGTCATGACGTAATCGCCAGCACCGACGATCGCTCCGGTGTTCACGATCAGCAGGGCGGTCGAAAAACCCTTCAGATCGACAATCGAGCCTTTGAGGGTTGCCGCCTGGACTGCCGGGACCAAGGAGGCCACGACAGCGACGTTGCTATAAGAATCCTTGCGCATGTTGGTCTCCCTTATGCAGCCGCGATTTTGATGAATTTGATGGCGTTGAAATCGCCGCAACCGCCGCCGACGCGCTTGTAAACGTCGAAGATCACGCGGCCCTTCACGGTGATTTCGTCGAGGCGGACGCTGATGCCGGCGCGATCGACGACGACATAGCCCTGCCGGAAGTCGCCGAACGCGATCGGATGAGCGCCCGCGCCGTCGGCGATGTCAGGCATGCCTTCGTCGATCTCGACCGGATACCCAAGGAGCGGATGCTCCACGCCTTCGATGAGGTTGCCGGTCGGAGCCCACAGGCGGCGGCCGTTATCGTCCACGATGCTCATGAGACGGGCCGCCGTGGTGGAGTTCATCAACCAACGAGCGTTGGCCTTGTAGGGCTTGCGCAGCTTGGCGACGATAGCGATGCAAGCGGTGACGAGATTTGCGTCGGTCGGCGCCGTAGCGTGACCGGCAGCGACGTACTGGTGTTTGCCCCAGACACGGGTGAAGTCTTTTTCGACTGCCGTACCGTAGTCGAGCAGCCCGCGCGGCTTGCCGTCGACACCATCCCCCTCCAGGAAGGCCTCGCCTTCGGTTTCGCTGAAATCGTGGGTAGCACCGTTGATCAGCCAGCTGGCGATATCCGTGGCGGCATCGTCGAGAAGATGGCGTGTTGCAGCCGGCGCGGCATAGAGTTCGGAAACCGGATACGTCTGCTTGACCAGATCCGGGCGCGCAGTATCCTGCGGGCGCGTATCGCGTTCTGACACCCACTGGGCACCGCGCTTGTTCATGCTGTAGAAGCGTTCGTACTTGTCGGTGCTGATGCTGACGACTTCAGCCAGGCCGCGCATCGGCGACAGGTCCGTCATGAGCGTGCGGATCGACAGATCGATCGTCGGCAGGACGAGATATCCGCCGGCCGTGTCGGTGTCGGAGGACGCCGCCTTGACCTCGATATCGGAGCCCGTGCGGAGGAAGTTAGCAAACGCCTTGCGCTCGATCTCTTCCTGTTCCTTCGAGTCTGCCTTGCCGGCACCCGGGCGGTTTGTCTTTTTCTCGACTTCGGCAAGCCGGTCCATGAGCGCCTTCAGCTCGGCGCCGCCCTCAACGCGCTTCAGGCGCTCGTCGATGCTTTTCTGAAGATCCTCAAGGCTCTTGGTGACGATCGATACCGGATCAGCATCATCGTCGGCCTTGCGGGTGATTGCTACGCTGCCGAGCAGCGCCTGTTTTGTCACGTGTCGCATAATTACCTCGCTGCGAAATGGGCCGCGGCCCGGTTGAGGGCAGCGGCAATATTGAGCGCCGTCACTGCCGATTTTGCTGAAGTCACCGTGGCACCCGGGTGCATTCCGATGGTGACGAGGGAAACTTCGAGGAGTTCGAGAGATTTGATCAGCCGGCCGCCGGGCCGAGATTCGGCTTTACCGGTGATGAAGCCGACGCTGAGACCCTTGATCGCTCCGGACCGGACGAGCGCACGGACTTCGCGAGCTCGGCTCACCTCGTCAACGAGCAGCTTTCCCTTGATGTGCCACGCACCGCCCTTGTCCTCGGCGGTGTCCCATGTGCCGATCGGATCGCCCATGTCGTGAAACGCGAGCATCGGGATGGGGAAAGCAGCTTTGGAGAACGCACCCGGCGCGATCATGTCGCCGACACGGTCCGCCTGGTCGTACTTCCACGCGATGCCCGATATGGCCCCCGCGTCGTCGGTCAGGACCTTGGTCTCGAAAAAAATGCGATCCACTATTTCCGCCTCCAAAAGTTCGCGACCAGAAGGACGGCGACAAGAAAAACACCCAATAGGATTGCAGCGTGTTCGCTCTGGTCGGTCACTTCTGACCTCCGACGAAATTGGCCCGGTTGCCGGCGAAGGCGTCGACCTGCTCGCGAGCCCAGGCGGCCGAAAGCAAACGGACTGCGGTAGCCTGGGATAGGGGCAATGACTGTCCGTCCTCGGTGATTTCCCAACGCAGGATGCAGGACGCCAGAGACGCCACAGAAGCCCGCTCGCGATCTTCGGCACCGACTGTCCCGTCTGCCCGTGCAAGCTCAGAGAGTGAGTCGGCCATCGTCAGCCGGGCACGGCGTTGTGTCAGGGAATCAGGACCGGCCAAGGTCAGCTTTATGCCGGTCGGCGCGCCGGTGACCGGATGCCGCAACTCAAGCTCAGCACCGCGATCCGCGTCCGCAATGAATGCCAGGGCGTCACTCATTTCCATCGTCGACATCCTTGGCGTTTGGTTCAGGTAGCTTTTCAGCCGGCGTGGCTGTCGGCGAGCCGGGCTGGCTGCTGCCTGTATTCGGGTTGGCAAACTCGGATCCTGCCGGATAAGGCGGGAGGTCCAGCCACGATCTGGCTTCGTTCGGATTGATTGTCCTGGAGGAAACGAGGCTGGAAATAGCGGTCGCGCGAGCGGTCAAATCGACATTCGAAAAGTCGTCTCTTTCGAACCGGACAGCGAAACGCGGGCGTTCTTCCTTCGTGAAAAGCGCACGACGGAAGGCCGACTCAAGGGCGCGCAGCCAAGGCTCCAGGCACAGCTGGAGAAACTGGCGCTGCATTTCCGCAGCGTTCATGAATGTACCGCGTGACAGATCCCCAATCATCGTGACGGGGATGTTGAAGGCCCGGGCGATTTCCTGAAGCTGAAATAGGCGCAACTGCTGGAATTGGGCGTCAACCGATGAAAGCTGCATTTGCTTCCACGTCGCGCCGCCGAACAGAATGCCGGTTTTCCCGGCATTGTCGGAGCCCTCCATCGCGGCCTTCCAAGCCAAGATCATCCGCTTGGCGGCCTCTTCGGTCATCTTCTCGCCGGTCTCGATCACACCGCCGGGACGCGCAGACTTGCCAAACAACCGGCCTGCATGCTGTTCCATCGCGATCGCAACGCCGACGGCCTCGCGGCACAACGAGAGCGGCGCTTTGCCAAAGGTGCTCTTGAGGTGGATGACGTTCTGCTGAGGCTCGACAACGCCGCGGATCCGGTAGACTGGTGCTAACGTGTCATCCGGAAAATCGCATTGGATATACCCGGGGCGATATCTGATGATCTCTACAGGCTTGGCCTCAGTGCGGCTCCAATTGACCCAAGCAAGGCCGCCCTGGTCGCGCGTCAAGGCATCGACCATCAGCGCGCGGATCAATTCAAAGCCGCTGGTGAAATCGTTGGATTCGCCGCGCAGGAGTTCGGTGACCGGATGGCCCGGCACTTCTGTCTCGCGGCCGTCGGCGCCGATCTCGACAACCTTGATCGTGAGGCTGGCTGCGGCTTCGCTGATGGTGCGGACCGCTGACGCAACTGCCGGCACACGCAGTGCTGACTCCGCCGATACTGCAACGCCGGTCGCCGTCGGCATGCCGCCGCCGAGCATCTCAAGGATTTGCTCGTCTGTAAGGGCTTTCTTTTCGGTGCGGAACGGCCATAGCTTCATAGATCAGGTTATCGCTGATCCGCAGCGTAATATGATAACGGTTTGATCTGGGAATTCCGGGTTTCACGGGGGGATACATGGGGCCGATATCGTCAATCTTGAAGTGGCGCGATGACCGCCACCGATTGGCCAAGTTGAGATTCGATTTAGAGGACCTCGACATTGCATTCCGCAACAAAGTAAAGGTCGAAAAACTGCGACGCGGTTCGGAAGAATGGGAGAGAGCCTACGCCGATTTCGACAATTATCGCGAGTTGTACGACGCTGATATTGCTCAGCTTGAAACAACGAACCAGATTCGCCGTGCCAGTGCCTGGGGTGTCCCCATTCCGTTTCGCCCGATCTCAGAAGAGCCAGTCTATGATGACAAATACTGGGATTGGCATCGTCCCCACGCAAGCTATTATCTCTCCGATGTTGGAAAGGCCTTCCTCCGCCGTGAAACTTACGCAGAAATGGAAATGCGCTCCAAACCTTGGATCCCATGGATTGCTATTGGTATCAGCGTAATTAGTCTTTTGGTGTCGCTCCTTAAAATGTAAGAATGCAAACAACGTCGTCGTATACCTATACCTGCCACCAATCTGGCTGATCGGCGTGCCGGGCTGTCTCCGTACCCGCATAACGGTTTGAGTGGCCATTTCGTGTTTCTATCTGGCTTCTGAGCCTTGCAAATGACACGCAATGCTGCTGACCTCTCGACGAAAACAAGTAGGAGACAGGTATGACGCTCAGGAAGAAAAACAATCCTTTCAAGACATCGGCCGGCATCGTCTTCGATGTTTACGACGTCGGCGGCGCAGTTTACCGCGTCGAGGTCACTGAGGAAGCAATTGAAGATTTTTGCGATCCCCGTGGTATCAAGCTGGAGGGCGATGACCTCCCTGCGGCATTGCTTGAAGCGATCCTTCTGGCTGCGGATAAACTCGTCCAGCGCGCTCCAGCTGGCATCAAGTCTGTGATGGTCGATAAGAAAGCTCTTAACGGCTGAATTTACTTCCGCAGAAAAGCGATTAGGTCATCTTCAAAAGCGTAATATCGGCCGCCGATCTCCTTGATCGGCGACCCTTCCTGGCGTGCGAGCGTATCGCGAATAAAGTCTGGACCAACGCCGATCCTTTGACCGATCGCCGGCAACGTCCAAATAATCCGGGATCCGGATGGCCGAGACTTACCTTCCAGCATCCTGTCCAGTTGCTCCGGTGAAATCGATTTTGTCATCTTTTGAACCTCGGTTTCTCCGGCGCCCCTCGCACCAGTTCCCGCGTCGGCACGCCGGCAGCCTCCAGCAATTCGATCACTTGTTTTGCATCGCCTGGGAAAAACTGAAGCTCGGATGTTGTCGGCTCCCCGTTCTTCATGACACGGAAGCCAACGGTGTTGCCGCCCTCGATCCAGTTGCAATCTTCGTACTGAATATAGACTGGTGGTAGGTCGAACAGATTTCGGTTCCTGCTCATGCTGCACCTTTTTGCGGAAGAGAGATGACCTGTGCTTCGTCCGTCTTTGTTTCTCCGTAGCGGAGTTGCCCGGTTCGGATGCGCAGCAAGATCACCGGCAGAGCATTGAGAATTTTCGCAGTGGGGCGCTCGTCAGCCCATTGGAGGAGATCAAGCTGTTTCATGCCGCGAGACTCCTGGCTTTCTCAGCAGTGAGCGTCCCTTGAGCGAGAAGGGCCAGTGCCCAGCTAAGTTGACTGCGATCGACGCAGTTCTTTCGCAACCACGCTTGCATGGCTTTCTCGTCATTGATTGGAGGCTCTTGCCCTATACCGACAAAATCCGGTGCCAGCGGTGGCGCACTAACTAAGGGCGGGATTCGACCAACGGGAGAATCGTCCGAAGGACTGCCGAAGGCGCCTCCGCCCGATTGCAGTGGCACGAGCTCGTCAGGGGTTATATTCGAAGGTTCGATGGAGAGGTTATCTTCAGAGGTTAGGTGGCCAGAATTAGTCACTTCGTGCGCCCAATTTTGGTCACTTCGTGCGTCTGATTTCGGTCCCTTCGTGTGACCAGATTTGGTCGCTTCATCATCCTCACGAACTGACTGATTTTGGTCACTTCGCAAATGAGCCGGTAAGGCCAAAAAATACGTCAGGCTCCCGTTGAATTTTGTCTTCTGGCTTTGAATTAGGCCGGCTTTGCGAAGGGCGTCGATGCCGTTGCGTGCACTACGAAGTGGCATCGCGCACGCCTCGGCGATCGCTTCGAGCGATGGAAAGCATCGTCCCGACGAAGCGTTGAGAAATTCATCTGTAAGAGCAAGGCCAACGCGGAGAGCGGAGGCGGGGAGATCGACTTGACGGAGCCCCTTCCGCCACCGCCACGGCGTTTTCGAAAGCGCACGATGTTGTGCTAGGTCGATGCTCATTCCGCACCGTCTTTCCGCAGATAGGTCGGGAGGTCGCTCGCTCGGCAAGCCTGAGCGGCAGCCAGGATTTCCGCCTCCTCAAGTTCAACGGCGATCAGGATGCCGCGCTCAAGCTGTTCAGCCGGAACACCGTGAAAAATTTTGAGGAGGTCGAATACGAGATGCCGTGCTTTCGGAGGGGCATTCAAAATGAACCTGGCGATCTCAGCTGCTTTGTCGCTCAT